GTTAAAATTTGTGTAGAATATCTTTCGGATCTTCTACAGTTGCTAACACTTCATCTTCGTTTAAAAGACGTACTTCTCCACCATCAATTTCTATTCGTGATCCTGCGTAACGAGCAAAGACCACCCAATCACCAACCTTGCACCATGGACCATTTGGATATCTCTCTTTATCTTTGTAGCAAGCATCTCCCATCGCAAGTACGTTTCCGCATTGTGATGCTACTTGTTGTCGGTCTATAGTTTCACCTCCTAGTAAGATTCCGCCTTTTGTTTTTTCATTCATTCTAAATGGTAAAACAAGCATTCTCCAACCAGTTGGTTTTGGTAATTTTGCTTTTTCTTTTGTAACTTCTTTTTTAGATTCTTCTTTTTTTACACCTACTAAATCTTTATTTGGTAGGGTAATTGTTGGGTTTGTGGTCCCCAATATCGATGACTGTTCCTTCATTTTCTTTTTGCTCCTTATTATCTAGCAGGTTAGAGATTTCCTGTTTAGTTGCCTCTAAGGCGTTTATTTGTCCTAGTATATACTTGTAATTTTCCATAGTGTCAACACCTGTCGTTACATGTATTGTAAGGTTTTCTAATTTATTATTTATTGCTTTAAGTAGTCTTTCTATTTCCAATTTAACAATCCCACTTTCTTAATGATTTATTTATTCTACTGTTTGGGTTTCTTGCAGTTTTAGCAGAAGTTAATTTCTTTTTCATGCCTTTCATTCTTGCACAAAAAGATTTACGTCTTGGATTAGTTTTAGATTTAGTAGGTGCTTTAAGAGTACCACCTTTATAACTAGCACGACCTTTAGCATTTAAACCACCAGATGGTGACTTACCTTCTTTTCTTGTCCAAGCTGCACTAGCCATAACTATTTTTTCTTGGCTGTTTTAGCTGCTCGTTTAAAGTTAGCTGCTGTTGGTGCACCCTTAGCTCCAGGTTTTCTCATCTTCTCACCACTGCCTGCAGCGATTCTCTTTTTTTTAGCATGAATGTTTGCATATAATCCAGGTTTAGCCATTATTTTATACTCCCACCATTTTTCTTAAATCCCATTTTGTTTCTTACCTTTGTTGGTAATTTTGCAAGTCCTGGATTTTTTTTCTTGTTAACTGGTTTTAAAGTTTTACCACCAGCTTCATACATAGGTCGCATCATACCGCCACCCATTTTGTTTTGTCTGTAGTCTTTTCTCATTTTTTTCCTCCTTTGAAAATTTGAGTTCCCTTTATACCATAAATACTCGCAACGACAAGAATCCACAAATTTGTAAACCATGAAGGGAGCTGCTGGAATTGATCAAAGAACTCTTTTATTTTAGCAGATGCACCCGGATCGTCCGAGAAGACTCCCCATCCAATTATTAAAATTGGCAGCGTTAGGACGACCAAAACGAACTCGTCTTTCCAGTCCGATTGACGAGCCTCTAATAATTTGCCGGAGTATTCCAATTCCCCGTTCGCCATCTTCTGTGCATGTGTAGCCTGTGCATTGGCCATCATCATTTGAGTTTCTTTCTTTTTTTTGTAAATGTGACTACCAGCGTTAACGGCTAGTTTTAATGCACCTAAAATTGGAAAAGCCATGGACTAATACCAGGTTACGTCTTTTTGTTTTCTTGCAGCACCAGTTCCTTTAACTGGATTGCTATCACCTTTAGCAATATAGCTTTTTCCTCTATAACTTTTCTCAGCTCTAGGATCAACAACTTTTGCTTGTTTTGGCATTGCAACTTTTTTACCGCCTGTTTTATAATTCATCATAATAGTTCCTTTTTATCTCTTTGGTTTCATGTTGGCAAGTATTAATCTATTCTCATTTGCCATCTCTTGTTTTTCAATAGAAGTATCAGCTCTTAGGTCTGCTAACTCTTCATTTTGTGCAAGTTTTTTGTCATTGCTAACTTGATCTTGCATAAGTTTAGCTCTTTCAATTTCTTGTTTATTATTCATTTCTTGTTGTTTACGATCATTTTCCATTGCACGTAAATCTACTTCACGTGATTTTAATTTTAATAAAGGATCAGAATCAAACTGTGATGTAATTCTTTTCTCTTCCTTCATAAATTCTTCTGTCATTTCAGCAATCAACACAGCTTTTCTTGCTTCTATTTTCATAGACAATTGTTGCATCTCTGCTTCAGCTTGTTGTTGTAGTTGTGGATTGATCTGTGCTTGTTGTTGCATTACCTGCATTTGTTGAACTTGTTCTGCAAACTCCATCTCAACTTGTTCTTGTCCCATTAAAGAAATATGTTCTAAAATATTTTTTTGTATTGAAACCATGACTGGTGGATTATTTCTGACTATATTAGTCTCCATAAAATTTAAGTGAGCTGTCATGTGTGCTTGATGATCTTGTCCTCTAAACGCTTGAAAAGGTTTTTGAGTTAACGCATCAATGTGTTCTAACGCAGGATCTTTTGGTTCAGTTGGCGCAGGTGGTGGTAATATTTTATCAATATCTTTTACACCCAATGCTTCATACATTTTTCTGTATATCGTATACATGTCATGTAGTTGTGGATTAGAAGTTGCTAACTGTAATTCTGTTTGTGCAATAGTTATTCTTTGTGACATAGAGAATATATTAGGATCAGCTACAGGAATAATATCTATTCTATCGTCAAAATCTGTTAGTTTAATATTTCTCTCTCCACCTACAACATCGTAAGGATATTCTGGTGGTAAATATGTTTTAAATACTTTTGCTAATGTTTTAAATTCTTGTCTTAGTGAAGAATACAATCTTTTATGTATTGCAGACATAACACGTGATCCACGTTCTAATAATGCAACTGTAGTTCCAACTGCAGCACCTTGATTACCATCTCCAACTTGCATATCAGCAATAGCTGCAAATCTTTGACCTGCTTGTACAACAATACCCATTAATTGTAATAATGTAGGACTTGGTTCTTTGTAAGGTAATGGAAAGAAAGCATCTCTTAAATTACCACCAGGAGCATCTACATCTTTAAACTCTCCAGGTTGTATTGGTTGTGCTTCATCTTTTATTCTTATCCCTCTTTGTTTAAAACCTGCTGGCAGATTAGATAACGTTCCCGCATCTAAGAGCTGTCTTAAAGCAGAGGTCGCCGTACGCGATAATCCACCAATCATGTGAATTAGACCGAAACCGTAGAACCCCAAACCCGGTAAAAATTTAAAATGAACAAAGTATTCAATCTTTTGTTTTTTAAGATCGTTTTGTTCAAAATTTCTTTTAATAGATAAAACTTCTCTTGATCCTTCATCAATTGTTACAATGTAAGGAAGTTTAATTCCGGTTGGTTGTCCATCTTGACCTATGTCTTCAAAACCTTCAATGTCAAGATTAACGTGGCACTCTAGTAAAGTGTACATGTCTTCTACTTTACCTGTTTTTTTAGTTCCGTCTAACTCTCTTTCTTTTTTAGAAACTTTGTCTTCTGTTTCAGATGGTTTAGTTATTTCTACATCTCTATAAAAACCATTTACTTGTTGTTTACGTAAAGCGTTTTCTGAAATTTTAATTACATGAATAATCGCTTCCGCATCTTCTAATGAGGTAGCAGAATACGGAACGACTAAATCATCTGCTGGGACAAACTTTGATACAGCTCTTCCCAATAAATCGTCATAATAAACTTTTTTAAATGTTGAACCTGCAAGAGGTAAATGAAATAACATTTGATCAAACTCTGGTTCATACTCTTTCATGACATCCATAATTTGATAGTTCATAAAATCTTTTACTCTTTGTGACTGCTGTTCTTTTGGTTGATCAGATGTACCTAATATTTGTGTTCTAACCGGTCCTTCAGCTGGCAATAATTCTTTGTAAGCTCCTGCTTGAAACTGTGTTACAGCTTCTGCAAGCACTGGGTGGGTTGCACCACTAGCTCCTTGAAAAGGTTCTGCTCTGTTTTGATAATTAAATCCTAAAAGATCTAAACCTTTTATATAACTATCTTCCCAATCTTTTCTTGATGATTTGTAATCTTGATAGTTAGAATGCATATCAGATCCAATAGGATCTAAAATGTCATCGGGTAATAATTCTGCAAGGTTATCAAAATGGTTTTCTGTTCCAGGAATTTTTGCCATACCTGGTTCAAAATCTAGTTCAACACCACCATCATCTAACGGCGTAACATCAAAAGGCATGTCAGAATCTGTGCCTTGATCTACAAGGTCAACTTCTAATTCTGGTCTTTCAACTTCTACTGCATTATTTATGTTTGGTAGGGCTTTTTCTATGTCGGCCATTTATTTTTCCTTTTGTGATCGTTTTAACTTGTTTTAAGGGAACTTTCAACCCTTGTGGGTTAGGACCTCTTAATGGAGGTATAGTTCTTGTCAACCTTTTTATCATCTTTTAAGTGTTAAAGAATCGGGGTCACCTACTTCTTCTAAAATTTCTTCTATACTGTCTAGTCCATCTTCAGAATCTGTTAATTTACCATCACCGTCTGGTCTTACCGTATATTCATCATATTCATCTGGAGGTGTCATTTTAGTGCTTTCATCTGCTCGACCTGGTTTATAAACTATATACTCATCAGAAATTATTCCATCTTGATCATAAAATACACCTTCGTTTCTTTTTCTAATTACAATCTCTCCTGTTGCTAAATCTTCTGTCATTTCATAATCTTTATATGAT